GCAAAGGCGCCCGACATGGCGAAGGTTACGACAGTCGCCGGGCTCCCCGTTGCCAACCTGGCTCCGTTCACGCGGCGCTTCGTGACCGACTCGACCGTCACCGCCTCCGGTCAGTTTGGGGCCATCGTTGCAGGCGGCGGCAACAACACCGTGCCGGTCTACTCCGATGCGGTGAATTGGAGGATTGGATAGATGGAACTCTTCGTTGACCCACACGGTCTCCTTGGCCTGGTCCACCCAGACTTGGTGAAGGTGATCCAGGAAGCATCGCAGACTCCGCAACCGTTCGAGGTGATCTACGGGATCAGGTCCTCGGAAGCAGAACAGGAAGCCGTGGCCAGCGGGCACTCTACGACTATGCACAGCCGGCACCTGCCACAAAGCGGGGAACACTTCCGGTCGTGCGCAGTCGACGTGGCTGCCCTCGAAGGAGGGAAGGTTAGCTTCGCGCCTGGACGAGAGGAGGCAGTCTTCGGACAGATCGCCAAGCAAATTCAGGCGGCAGCGGACGAACTCAAAATTCCTATCGAGTGGGGTGGTGCAGCCATAGGCGCCTGGGCTCCCGGCGTCGTTTCCCACTTTAGAGATTGGGGGCATTTCCAATTACCCTGGAAGGAATATCCGTGAACCCTCTCGACCCGAACTCTCTCATTGGTGGTATAGTCATGGGATGGGTGCGCCACGCCTTCACTACTTTCGGTGGCGGCCTCGTAACCCATGGGTATATTACTCAGTCCCAGGACCAACAGCTTATCGGAGCTGTCCTGGTCATTATCCCCATTGCACTGTCGGGGTATCAAAAGTACAGTGCGCAAGAGAAAGCCAATGCGGCTATCCTGGCCGCGGCAAAGAAAGGAAATTAATATGCCAGCTTCGGCAGGTACTCCCACGATTTGGGATAAGATCAGAGTAGGTTTTCAGGCCCTCGTTGGTCAAGCCCCAACGAATGCTACTGATGCGGCAACGCTCGCCGGCATTCAGAAGGATTTGAATAATGATCTTTCCCTCTTGGAAGGTCTGTTCGGTCCTGTTGTTAATCAGATTGAAACTGACGCACAGACTGATGTACTCAGTTTCTTGGCTGGGATCGCCAAGGCCATTCCAGTTGGTAGTGTTACCTCTGTTAGTCAAATTACGGCGGCGGTGCTGGCGGCTGCAAAGGCTATCGGCGGTCCGATCAATACTCAGATTGGAACGATTGAAAGTTCAGCACTTAATGTGCTGGTCGGGGCAGCGGCAGTCTCTGCGGGCCACACCAACCTGACAGCTTAGTCTATCCGGCCGGTTCATCTACCATGTTCAATTCTCGGAACTGGTTTATAGGTGGGCCGGCCGGCTTTTCCTACAAGGTCTGCAACTTGGATCATGCGACTGTCAACCAGGTTCTTGAGGATATGAGAAGCGGTGTGCTGTGGCGCCCGCTGTACGATAAAGTGTGTAATTCTATACTCGTCGATGTTCCGCTTTTCCTTCATGAAAGTAGTGTAGACGAAGTTGAACGCCTCATCGAGCACAGCTGCTCCTCCGTCTATTGAATGAGTCATAGCCCGGAACACATCGGGCATTGAGACTTCTGTTTCCATTAGGAAATCTTGCGCCGCCTGGAAGTCTTGGACGCGTAATACTAGATCGTTGCTGCGGCTGACTGAAAAGATCATACACAGTTTAAGGAAGTGAATACCTCGGCGTGGGAGGTAGTGCTCCAGCTTCGGGTGATCCGGGATCGGTGCGTAGTCGGTTAGTCGCCATGCGGTGAACAGGTCTAGAAATGCTGGCTCAACCTTGAACGCGCCATGCAAGTCAAAGACCTTCTTCAAGTCTTCGACCAATGCATCCTCAAGTTCCTTATCCTTCTCATCTTCTGCGAACGGATCGACGCGTAGGCGTTCACCATTATAGGCAATGAGCAGCCGGGACGAGAACCCTTCAGCCCATGCAGTCTGTGGTAGCGTACCTGACAACCACGCTGGCGTTGTGCCAGCGATAATGGTTAACTGGGGAGAGGGAATTGCTTTCTCCTCCCCTTTGTTGATCGTCCGCTTACGTTCACTGTACCGAACACAGTCATACAGATCATTCAGCGTGGACATGAATTCACCTTCGTATTCCTTAAGGAAGGTGCCAAATTCAGTCGCTGCTACTTGCAGGCTGTTGAACCGGACGAAGGGGATGAGTTCTCGCGGGCGTAGGATAGTTCGCTCGGCGGCGAACATGGCATCGGCTAAGCCTGCCTTCGAGATTGAACTCGGGGCGACGTGTAACCCTGGTAGCTGTCCCCAGAAGTGGGTGACTTCTCTAACCGTATCAGTCTTGCCAACGCCGGGGCCTCCGGTCAGTAGCACATAGATATTAGGATAGAGGATACGCCTTCCCAGCTTGAGCCATACTCTGCGCTCAAGGGCTCCAGCTATTGTAGCGACCGCGCCCCATTTACGAAACAACTGAGGAGAAGAGTTACCTTCAGTCAGGGCCAGAAAACCATTAATCCACGAGGGACATTTTCTTTGATCGCCTTCTGGTATCGTGTCCTGTAAAGGGGACGAGGCCATCCTCGTTTACTACCTTTCCCGATTTGTCCTTTTGCTTGGCCCAGTTCCAGCCCACCTCAGCCTCGGTCGGGATGGTTATCGTCCTTCCATTCATCAGAGGTATCTCGATTTCGAGTAGCTTCTGGACGGCCGGGACGACCTCGTTCTCCTTGTCTTCATCATACTGAATGACGATAGCATCGTGGACTTGGAGGAGGAGTTCGCATTGTTGACTGCGCCACACGGCGAGCAGCCCCTCGTTGAGGATGTCAGCCACAGCTGACTGAGGCTCATATGCGATGGCTGCGCGGAGAGTCTCTTCGTCGTAACGCCTGCCGAAGAAGTAGCGTTGCCGACCCATGAAGGTGGTTATGTATCCCTTGCTGGTAAGTCTCTCCCTGGTGGCTTGGTGCCACTTGGCAATGCCAGGGAAAGCAGCAAAGTAAGCGTGCTGAAAACTCGTGACAAGCGGGAGAGGGATACGGACTTCCTTAGAAATGTGCGGTGGTTTTCCCAAGTAATTGGATGCATGGCCAAGCCGCTTAGCCGCATCTCTATAGTCAAAGTCACGATAGAACTTCCGCTTGGCGATTGCCTTGTTTGCGCTTCCGTCAAGACCCCAATCTCCTGTCTCTACCCAAGGTAAATCTTTCCAAGTCATCTGACAGACTTTGGTATGTAAATCTCCACTTTCACAGAAGTCAAGATACGTGCCGTCGCCAAACAGGTTCCATATAATCGCGCCAACTGCGCGGGCTTCAGCCTGCTCGAGGTCAATGTAAGCGAGACGCTTGCCTCTGTCTGCGATGAAAATACTTCGCATTTCCCCAGTGACATTTTGGAGATTTGTTCCAGAACCGAAACAACTCTCATACGATGAGAGTCTCCCAGTATCGGTTCCACCAATATTGTAACTTGTACGGATGCGGCCATCACTGTCGATCCCTGTCTTAAGGAAGCCGAGTTTCTTTCGGACGTCCTGCAACGAGAGGATATGGTTACAGATAGGTTCGGCGTAGAAGTTGCCGCGAAGCTTTTCCAGTGCGCTGCGATCGGTAGTAATCTTACCCCGTTTCTTTACAGGCGGCAGACCCAACACGTCGTAGAGTAGGTACTGCTTCTGTTGCCAGGAGCCGACGTTGATCGTGGGGATACCCATACCCTTGTTGAGGATATAGGCAAATTGTTCTTCAAGTCGGACACGCTGCGCGTCGTAGAGGGAGTAGACTTCGCGGCGTTTCTCCTGATCGACAAGCACACCCCTGCATTGCATTTCGAGGATGGGAGCTTGCAGCGCCCGCTCGAAGTCATAGATGCCTCCGGTGACTTCGTTGAGCTGGGGGAGTAGTTCACCGAGAACTTCAAGTGTCACGCAGGAGTCTAAGCCGTTATAGACTTGTTCGGACACGGCCGCGGAGTTAGGATGCGGCAGGTCCGTCCTCCAAATGGTGACCATCAGTCAAGCATCCCATGCCACTGGCGCAAGCCTGCCATCTTAGGGCCGCCGGTCATTCTTCGTCCTCTCTCTTCTCTTGGTGTTTGCCACGAGGGCGCATTGGTTTCCAGGCGATCTCGTTCGTGTAGATGGAACCGAGAAAGCCTAAGGATTTGGGAGACTCTGGATGCAAGGAATGGTGTAGTAGCATAGTGTCGTGCGCTACATTCCTGACAGGGATACCGTGGGCTTGCCAGAGGTACTGGATGTCGTAGAGGATGTTCTGCCCGACCTTCTCCGCTGGTAGGTCGCAGACTTTCCGAACCCAATTCCAAGCAGCAAGCTCATCCTCTTTCGCTTTCCAATAGTGGGAGCCCGGAAAGCGATGGTCCATGAACGGGAGTACGACGACCCGGTCGATGGTAGGAGCGAACGAGATACAAGTAATCTGACCAATCGCCGTTTCGACGTCCAGCGCAATCCTCTCAGCGCCTAGTAGGTAACGGTCATAAAACACCTCCAGATCGTACAGGTCGGGATCGGTCCACACTTCACGGAGCGGCCGGCGAAGCTCAGGGAATTCGGACTCACGCTTAGCTTTCATCAAGTCTAAGACGGCGACGTGTCGGTTCTCGTACTGGTGGAAGATGTTGGTGGGGTGATAAGTGGGAAGAACCTTTAGTGCTGGTAGAACACTCGAATATGAACAGGTCCCTCTGATCTTACCGATGGCTCCAGTACCAAGTAAAGCCCAGGCTGGTGTATTTCCCAGCAGTACGCAAACATTGGGCTTAACCTTAGCGAGTTCGTCATATAATCTAGTAAGCTCAGGAGCATACTCCCATCGGATATAGAGCCCCTTAATAAGAGGCTTCGTTCCCTTAAGGACGTCGGGGTCCTTGGCTTTTCCGCATAGACTCTCAAGCTTATTGCCTGCTGGTCTAAGGTTAAAGACGTTGGTAAGGTAACATTCGTTACGCGAAATACCTGCATCCGCCAGTTGCCGATCAAGCTCCTGGCCAACCGCGCCGAGGAAAGGTTGTTTGGCAAGTGCTTCGCTCTCCCCCCACGCTTCGCCGACGAGTGCGATCTTAAAGGTTGACGAGGACATCCTCATTCTCCCATGCCTCGGTTGCGAGCTTTGCGTACTCTTCGTTCAGCTCTAGGCCAAGGACAGACCCAGCGCCCGCGCCACGTGCAGCCCTAAGAGCAGACCCACTACCACAGGTAGGATCAAGAAGACGAGTATTAGTATCAACGAGCATACGGAAGAAGTGCCCCAAGGTGTCAGTATTCTTCTCTGACATATGGTCCGCTTGCCTGTCCAGCTTAGAGGTATGCCAGTTGCTGACCGAGGATATAATTTTCCGCGGGGTCTCCTTCGGCCAGGAACAAAGAAAGGCAGTCTCATAGCATCTCCTCGGGTTCATGTTGGGATTGGGAATGATGCCTGCGGTCTTCGCCCAAATGAGTGGGAAGGGGTCTACCCACAGCCAAGATTTTAACCAGTCTAATGTCTCCTGATAGTAATGCATAGAGAACCAGAACATAAGGTGTGCAGACTCGCCCATAAGGCGATGCCTATTCTGATACAGAGTATCACATAAAGCCAGGTGGTCAGCGCGAGTATCGCTATATCCGCCAAGGGTCTTCGCCGCGTACTGCTTGTGAGGTGAACCAACGTCAGAGTTGATGCCGTAAGGGAAATCACAATGGATGAAGTTAAAGGGGACACCCCGATACTCCTTTGCCCAAGTGTGAAAGTCAGCACAGATGATGGGGGAAGCTGCCTTCTTCTTCTCCACACCCTTCGGTGTCTCGATCGCGAGGAGAGAAGCCGCTTGGTCCTGGGCGGCGCGCTCGTTCTTCCTCTTCACCATTTCTCTGGCGGTTGAGTACTTCGGAAGCGCGGCGATCTGATCGTTGCCCTTGGCCAGCTCGTCGGCGACTGCTAGCTGAGCAGATACTGTGTTCTGTGCCAAGCCGATAGCTTCGGCAGTATCTTGTTGCCGCCAGCCGGGGTTGTCCTTCAGATGAAGTTGGTGGTAGCGCCGAAGTGCATCGCATTGATCCTGCCATGAGAGGTCGGTGCGCTTGATGTTCTCCTCAAGCTCGATCTCTAGTTGCTGGATTTCCGTCAGGTCCTCGAAGAACCGACAGTCAATCTCTGCCCATCCTAATTTATGAGCAGCGAGGAAGCGTGTCTCACCTGCCATGAGAACGTGCTGGTTAAGCACCGTGTCCTTGTTGACAGTGATAGGATTGATCTGGCCCACACGGGCCATTGACTCTGCCTTCTGCTCGATCTGTTCCTCGGTAATTTCCCGGCGGATACGATCGCCTCGGCGAACGATAATAGAGTCGAGCGGAAGCATAGGCATTTGTTATTGTCCCCAAAAAAAAAGTGCTCGTCTCTCCGAGCCGTCACGCCTGGCACCCGCCGGCGTTCACGGTCCAGCCTAGGACTGGAACTCAGACCGCTTCGACGCGGATTATGATGGACTCGCCGGCTTCGGCGGCCAGGAAGGCATCGGCCAGTTCAGGCAGACCATGCGTCCTGATCAGATCGACCAGTTGCTTGGCGTGGTTCACCGGGAGAACGACGTACAGAGGATCGGGAGCGTCGTCATCGCCTTCGCCGCCGAGGTCTTCGGCGTCAGTCTCAGGCAGGTCCGGGTCCACCTGGGGAGCATCTTCCTTCAGCGTGCCCGGTTCGACTTCGGCCGCAGCCTTGTCGTCTTCGTCTTCGTCTTCGATCATG